GCTACAAGCGAGTTTATGCAGCAGATAAAGAAATACTTTGACCCTACAGAACAAACCGGGCAGGGGCTCGGCATTGCTCCCATAGACCACACTGTTACAATATCCACGCCGGAAGAGGTTGCTATAAACATAGTAGCAAACGTTACCCTGAAAAGCGAAGTTAGCGGAGAGCAGATAAAGCCTTTTATTCAAGCGTCAATCGAAAAATACTTTTTAGAAGTTAAACAAAAGTGGGGCGATAACGATGCACTGAATAAATATCAAGTCGGCGTTTACATCGCTAGAATTATCGGCGCAGTGATTAGCGTTGAGAATGTTATAAATGTGCAGTCGGTAACATTAAATGGCGGCAATGCTGACATTTTGCTTGAAGAAAGCGGAACTAAACAGCAAATACCCAAATTGGGGACGGTGACTGTTAATGCGATTACTTAAAAAATATTTGCCCTCACTATATAGGGAAAACAAAGAAATGGAAGGGCTGATGAATGCTGAACAGCCTATCTACGACGAAGCCGAAACCGATACCAAGTTTGCTTTTTCTCGTCAGTTTGTTGTGACGGCTGATGAAAAGGGTGTTGAACAATACGAAAAGATTCTTGGCATAATGCCGACGGCTACAGATAGCTTGGAATTTCGCAAGCGACGCGTTATAACAAGGCTTTCAACAACTCCGCCGTATACGCTGAACTATTTAAAACAGCAGCTTACAACGATATTTGGAGCTGGTAATTTTAATGCATGGGTGGACTACGGCAAGCGAGAACTTTATGTTGATAGTTTTATTAATAATATTAGTTTATTTTTTGAGCTTGAAACATTCATTGCAAAAGTAAAGCCTGCAAATATGATTTATATCTATAGATCGCTGGTCCTTCCAAAAGTAGGTGTGAGCAGTCGCTATTTAGCTGGTTGGGGCAAATGGAACTACAGACTTGATGGAACGTGGAATCTAGGTGCTAAACCGTTCTATTCCGACGATACAACAGAAGAATGGAACTACAGACTTGATGGAACGTGGAATCTAGGTGCTAAACCGTTTGCTACTTATTATCTGGGGGAAATTAAAATGAACAACCAATCGTCAATAACTCCGTTCACGCTGAATTATTCGGCATCTAAGTTAAAGGAGATCATAACCAAAGTTGTAATTAACAATACAATTACAGTAAATTCAAGTGATTTTTTAAACTTCAATGTTTCCGGTGGCAGAATAACATTTGATGTTTTAGTAGAAACTGCAAACATTTTGATAGAAAGCGTAAAAATTTATGCAGGGGAAAATGTTATTGATGATGCAACACTGGCGGTAAAATCGGGTGAAAATGCTCGAATAAGATTTGAAATAGAATACAAGGAGGCTTTTTGATGAAAGAAGTAACTTATAACAGCTCACTACTGAAAGACAGTTGGAACTCTAACGAAACTGTGAAGCCCAATAATTTTAATGAATTGAGTGGAGCGGTTAAAAATGTTATTGCGAACGCAAATGATCTTGCCCACAATTATTTACAGCAAGGCAAGCAATATGTGGCGGGCGATATTGTTTATAGCAAAAATTTAAATAAGGGATGCTATTTAGTTTGTACACAAGGCGGAGCTACCGGCGATAGCGAACCACAATTGATCAACAAAAACGTAGGCGAAACTGTAACGGACGGTGCTGTTACGTGGACTGTTAGGGCGAATATTAGCAGTGTTAACGGCGTTGTGGCAAGTAAAGACGGAGAGGTACAGGTAAAGTCGCTTCTTTCCACAAGAATTACTACTGTTGTAGATTTAAACGATTTCAAAAAAGCAGGTGTCTATTATTGTCCTGAAAGTGAACTTGCAGTGCAATGTCTTAATATGCCTATTAATTTATATGCTTTTTATCTTGAAATTATTACAATGGGTTCAAATTTTGTTAAGCAGGTATTTACAACCTATAAACCTTCTGCAGTAAGGGTATATGTTCGCAATTACTACGCTAACGATAATGGCTGGGGCGAGTGGAAAGAATTTGCTTATAAAAATGACATATCCGTAATCCCGGTTGGTATAATAATGCCGTTTGCCGGAAATGGTAGTATACCAGATGGTTGGGTAATATGTAATGGCGCTGCTGTATCTCGATCTACATATGCGGCGTTGTTCTCTGCTATTGGCACTACTTATGGCACCGGTAACGACAGCACTACTTTTAATCTACCGAATTTGATGAATAGATTTATTGAGGGCAGTAACACGGCAGGCACAGTCCTAGCGGCAGGACTGCCGAATATTACTGGTCATTTCTCGACAGCTTTGGAATGGTCACAAGCTAGATTCGACGGTGCTTTTAGACGCGATAATCAGGACGGCAGCGGACCTGAGGGCAGCGCATGGTCTAATAGCCAACTTATAAGTTTTGACGCGTCCCGTAGCAGCGCCATTTATGGTGCAAGTACTACCGTGCAGCCGCCTGCTATGACTGCAATTTACTGCATTAAATATTAAGGGGAGAACAAAGATGAAATTATATTATTATGACGAGAACGGATATTATAGTGCAATGTCAGAAGCGTTTTTAGACCCGCTTGAAACAGAACTGCAAGGGAAAGAAGTGTGGCTTATACCACCGCACGCAACAACTATTGAGCCACCATCAAGCGCAGATGGACACATTATAAAATTTAATGGGAAGACATGGGAACTGGAAAAAATGCCTGATCCGGAGCCGGAACCAGAACTTACGTTAGAAGAATTAAAAGCCCAAAAGCTTAAACTTGTTGATGCATGGACAGCAGATAAAATTACTGGCGGTTTTACTTCTCGATGCACCGGTAGCCCTGTGAGGTATGATAGCGACAGAGATACACAAAACACAGTTTCTAGCGATCTCAACACAATCTATCTTTCGCCTGAAAAGTTTAACGAAAATTTCCCCAATGGATACCCAATGAGAGGATATCCAGAAAATGCAAATATTAAGCAGGTATATTTTTTAACAAAAGAACAGTTGTTGCAGTGGAATGTTGATCTAGGACTTCACAGAGGCACTTGTAAACAGAATGGTTGGATAAAACAGGCTGAAGTAAATGCAGCCCAGAGCAAAGAAGAACTGGACGCTATTATATTAGATTAGGCGGTGCGTTGATATGGCAGCAGCGACTTTAGATTTTACTTTTGAATTGGAGTGGTACGAATGATACAGAAGGTTGTTAAGTATAAGTACGAAGGTAATACCTATGACAGCTTTTCGCAACTTAAACAGGCATATCCATACATAAGTTTTCCTGTCGGTGCAGGTGATGATGTTCTGTTGGCTTTAGGTATTGAAAAGGTGGAAACATACCCACCGTTAGAACGCTGTAAGGAACTGCTAATCAATGCCGCTAAAATGCACAGAGATACCGCAGAGGTCGCCCCTGTTGAATACGAGGGCAACACCTATGACTTCGACACAAAAAGCCGTGACAGGCTGGATATTGCGTTTAAAGCCCTATCGGTACAGGGTGAAGGCGCAACAATAGGTTGGGCAATGGCAGACAATACAACAACGACAATCACGGCTGCTGACATTATGGGCGTGTTTGTAACAAGCGCGGTTAGAAGTAATGCACTGCATGAGCAGTACCGATCGATCAAAGAAAAAATCGAAGCTGCTCAAAGTGTGGAAGATCTGAACAAAATTGAATTAGGGGGACTGGAATAATGGACATGGTCGCATTCCAATATGCTGTTGTAGGAGCGTTTCAAACATTGTGGAGTAGCTTTTCATTCAAGGCACTACTGGCAGCTGTTATAGCATTAATATTGCATAAACATTCGGTACTGTTTATAGCATTTACACTGCTTGTGTTTTTAGACTGTTTCACAAAATGGCTGGAGCTGTCTCACAAGAATTTACAGTCGGCGGGGACGGAAAAACCAACACTGGTACAGTCGTTCCTCAATATCAGAAAGGCGCGCAGTGCAGGTGCTATATCCAGCGAGGTAATGAAACATCGTTTTCTGGGTAAAATGTTCATATATCTCATCTGTGCTTTATCTGCGGCTATTGTTGATGTAGCGATGCAGCATTTGGGGAAGCAAGGCTGGGCGGTAGAAGTTGTTATCTGTTATCTGGTAGCAACAGAACTGCTTAGTATCGTTGAGAATTTAAGCGGAGCAGGAGTGGAACAATTGACCGTCTTAGTAAATTTAGTAAAAAAGAAATTGACATGACAAATGAAGAAGCTATAGAAACATTACAAGCCATGCTTGACGCTATGGATCCCCGCTTTCTCACATGGGATAGAGAACAGCGAAAGGTCGAAGCGTTAAGCATGGCTATTGTATTACTGAAAAAGGAGGATGAATATGTTAAAAGAAATTCAATTTCAACGGAGCAAACAGCGTATTTATGCTATGGACGGAGAGTACAGAACAATTGATAGCTGGGAGTGCCGAGATGCGTTCGTGCCCGGCTACAATGCAGCAGGTGACCCCAGGGGAAGTTTGCCGAATGGTGTCTATACCGGTGTAACTGCTGAGGTAACTGACGGTGCATATGGTCCGGCTTATGGCAACTTTTATATCACTACACGCGACCCGCGCGCTCGTGATATTCACGGTGGGGGCAGTGGACTTCCTGATCCTTATGCAGACTATCAAGGCTGGATACCTACTTACGGCTGTCTGCGTATGCAAAACGCTGACGGTGTAGTATTAAGCCGTATGATTATTGATAGTGGGAATAGCGTTGTGTTGACGGTGGTGGAATAA